TCGGTTGAGCTACGATCACCGCCAGGGTAGACCTGCACCCAGAAGTTTCGTACCGACGTGCCATCCGGCTCCCAGATGACGTTGTCGGCGTTCTTCCTGCCGGTGTTCTTCTCGAAGATCACCGAGAATGACTTGTCATCACCACGGCGGTCGAACACGTCAAATTCGCAGAAGTACCCCGGGGGAGGAGGTCCGTTGACGCCTTCATGCTCATCATCAACCGGACGAAACCAGAAGTCGGGCGCTCCGACGATCTGCGACAGGTTCGTGATCGACTCCCAGACGTTCGTGCCGCGCTCGCAGCGTCGCCAGATCGAGTTCGGATCCTCAAGAGGCTCTTGGTGGAGCGACTCATCGACGCCGTACAAGATGCCATTCGGGAACATGCCTCCCTCCGCATCCGGCTCCTTCGGCACGCTTGATTCAACCAAGGATCGCATGCCGATTCCATCGATGGGATATCCATAGTCAACCGGGTAGTCGCCGAAGGCGTGGTAGTGATGCTTGAGGATCAGAGTCGGATCGTGCGCGTTGATCTGGACAGTTCCGGCATCAAAGTTGAATACTGGTCGCGTTAGGCGTCCACGGAACACGAGGAACGGACCACACGTGACCGAGAGGACGCGCTCCAACGGCTTGACCTCTGTGACGGCCTGATCGCTCATCGAGATCGTCACCTTGGAAGTCAACGAGTCATTGAGCGGCTCAAGGACCTCCAGACCGGCGAACCGATGCAAGTACTTGAGGTCCTTGCCGGCGATGTCTTGGATCTTGGCCTTTAGCTGCATCTACCAACTAGCATGGCTGAAGATGATCTGAAAGCCAGCATTGCTAACCCTGACATCCTGGTTGCCAGGCAGAATGCCATGGTAGCCATCGTCCCACCAGGTCGATGAGAACTTCAGTAACGCAGCAAAGTCGCTCCCGGGGATCTGAGGGCAGTGGGCACGCGGCGACCGGCCGAACTCGACTTGCAGAGTTTTGCCGGCGAGCGCCGCCCAAGCGATAGACGGTCCGAATTCAAGGAACGCAGGTTGCGGCCCCCCAAGCCGCTCGATACGCGGCGGGCTAGTAGGGGCATCAAGAATGAAGATGGGTTCTGACGGCGCATTGCCAGCATTCCCAACCGTCAGAGGCGTATTTGCAGGCGCATTGGCGACGACGCCAGAGGCATAGTAACGCGGATCGCTCTGACGAATTGAGACCGAGAACTCGCGCGCATGGGGGTAGACTGCCGAGAGCGAGCGTGTCTGCTCATCGTCTACGTCGCAGGCGAGCGCCGAACCGATGTATGTCCAGACAACGCCGCCGCGCTCGGCTGGCGGCGTAACCGTCATCCAATACTCATTGCGCCTGTCTGCGAATGCGGCCTTGAGCGCATTGGTCGCGACGCGGAGCGACGGCAGACTGAGCGCCTCCACCACACCGGTGTAAACAACAGTCTTGCCCTTAGGGTTGGCCGGGAACGGCAACTCGCCCGTTCCGCCCCTGACAACGTCGCGCGGGTCATCGCTCTCGGGGCGCGAGTGCAGCCCGTTGATGCGGCGGACGTTGTATCGAGGGAACACACCCATGCGGTTCATAATGATGCCGTTCCAGGCGTGCTCGGCCTCAAGGCCAAGGACTCCTTCGGCAATTGTTGCGGCTGGAAGCATTAGGACGGCGCCCCTACCTCGTTGAAGCCTCGACGGATCATTTCGCGAGCGAACATCTCAGCCTGGACGCGCGGGTCGCCGAGTTGGTCATGACCGGGCGCCGCCGGTAGGTTGACGTCCTGATGCATAATCGTCATACCGCCGGCAGCTGCAGCGAGTCCGCCAGCTGCGACGACCGGCGCCGCGAGCGACGCGTTGGCCGCCCCGGCGACGCGTGATGCCGTGGACTCCATGCCCATCTGGAGACCGATCCCGACGTTCCTGCCGATGTCCTTCATGAGCTTTGACGGCGACCCCAGCTCCAGGATCTTTTCGGCAATCGTCCCCGGGATATTGAACAGGTCTTTGGCGACACCGAACAAGTCATCCTTCTTGCTCCACAGACCGTCGATGAATCCCATGACGGCATCGGCACCGGCGTTGAACATCTGCTCCGGAAGACCCGAGAGGAAGGCGGTGACATCGGCCCATGCGTTCTCGATCTTCACGGACATCATTCCGAGCCAACCGGCAACCGCCTCCACGTCAGTCTTGAGTTGCTCCCAGAACTTCTTCAGGAGCCAGCGCAGCGGGAAGATGGCGTCCCACAACAGGACGAAGAAGTCGATCACTTCTTTGGTCGTCTCCACCATGGCGATGAACCACTTGACGACCTGGAACACCGCCCAAGCAAAGTCTTTGGCGAGCGGGATTGCGTTCGCGAGGAAGTCCTTGATCTGTTGACGCCCCTCCTCCGAGCCCGCCCATGCCGCAAGGTTCGTGGCGATGTCCAGGATTGACTTGGCGAGGTCCAGCCCGGCAGGGGCGGCGGCGATGATGAGATTCAAGAACCCCTCGCCCAGCTTCGCTCCCAAGTCAAGCCACGTCTGCAGATGCGGCATCATATCGGATAGCGCATCGCTGATGTCCTGCACCGAAGTGTTTTCGGCAAGATCGCTCAGCCAACCGGCGATAGCTTGGAACCCGGCGACCAGGAACGGCATTGCCGCCACGGCGATCTTTCCCAAGAGTTCGAACATCGAGCCGAAGATCGACGTCACGAGCGGCGCCAATACCGTCGCCCCATCTATGAGGGCTTGGAACAACTCGGTCGCCTCCGGGCTGGCCAAGCCGCCGAGGAGTCCCGAGATTGCTCCGCCCATCGCAGTGCCAAGCCCGGTCAGGTTGCCCTTCAGGCGCTTCATCGCGCCGCCCATACCCTTGAGCCCGTCGATGATGCCGTCCATCAGAGCGCGGACGGCCGGACCGAATGCATCCTCGAAGGCTGCGATCAATTCGCGTACAACGTCAAGAAGTTTCTGCTCTTGACCGGAGAGCGCCGCGACCTGGGACTGTGACTTGAGCAGCTCCGCGTTCTGGAGTTCCCAAGCACGGTTCTGCTCTAGCCTGATGAGCCCACGCCGCGCGTCTGCGACGCGGTTGATCGCGGCCACGTACTGGTCCGAGGCTATGATGCCGCGCTTCTGGAAGTCGAGCGCCGTCTCCTGCGCGCGAGACAAGTTGGTCTCAGCGTCGCTGACTCCGTCTGTCGCTTCCTTCTGACTCAAGCGCGCGTCGCGCACGGCGAGCACGAGGCGCTGGAGTTCAAGTTCATTGTCGCCGCCGAGGCTCTGGCCGGTCATGCCCTTGAGTTGCCCGACGATTGCGTCCGTGTTGCCCTTGAAGTCCACGTCGGTAAACTTCTTGAACATATCATCGAGCGAGGATCCGACCAGGCCCGTCTCGCTGCGGAAGTTCTTGAGGTTGAGTTCGGCCTGCTTGATCCCTAGTGCCGCTTGCTCCTGTGATAGGCGCGCCCGTTCCAGACTGCGATAAGAGTCGCTGACGGCCTCGATGGCATCGGCCATCTCGCGGTAGGCCTGGACGGTCGCCTCTCGACGCGCTTGAATTGCCTGAGCGAGATTGCGTTCTGCATCCTGGTGTTGCTGGGCGTAGGCGCGCGCTTGTTGATCCGCTTGCGCCTTCTTCTGCGCTGCCGCTGCGGCTTCATTCTGCTCCTGTTGCAGGACCTTGAGGACTTTGCCGAACATCAAGAGCGCCGGGATCGCGACCGCCAACATCGGCCCGAGCGCAGCCAGGAAGGCGACGGCGAGCGCGCCGAGCGCCGCAGCTGCTACGGCCGCCGACGCGGCCAGGGCTGCAAGTGCGGCCACGAGCGAAACGGCGATTGCGCCGGCAAGCGTGACAACGACGACCACGAGCGGCCCGAGCGAGAAGCCGAATGCTCCGACGTTGACCGTGATCTTACTGAGGGCATTACCCATGCCGCCGAATGCGTCGGTGACTCCAGCACCTTGCGATCCGAGTGAACTGAATGCGCTAGCTAGACCGCCGAACGCCGACATTGCGCGCTCGATCCCGCCTCGACTCTTGTCGACGTCGATGTTGATATCGTGAGTTGACTCGAATAGCTTGAGTTGCGCCCCTAGCTCCTCAAGCGCTGGAGCCGACTCGACATCCAAGTCCATGGTCAGCTGTTCCGGGAAGGCGCGCGTGAAGTCGCCCTGGTCGCCCTTGAAGAACTTACCTGACCACGTCGTGTCGACTATGTCGCCAAGCTTCCTCGCGAACAGGTCAAGCTGGTCCATATCCGCATCGACGCCGACCTTGGCATCCTTGCCGTCTAGTCGCCCGATGGCCGCCTCAAACAGGGCCAACTCGCCAAGCGCCTCGCCCGTGTCAACGTTGACCTCGGCGTTCGCCTCCGAATGATCAAGCGCTTCCAGGCCAGCGGCAAGCTCGCCCAGATCTGCTGCGGCATCCCCCTTCTCAGAGGAGATTTGAAGCAGCAGATTGGCGATTGAGTCAGCCATGAACCTTCTTTGGGATTCGGAGCATTGCAGGCAACTCTTCCATGTTGATCTCCGAGGCCATCCTGCGCCCCGGCTCCATCTTCTTGATCTCCTCCGGCTTGTTGACGGCCCGATACATGACCACGGCTAGCTCGTACATCTCTGTCTCGTGGAAGTGTTGGTACACGTCAGCAAGGTCCAGGAGGCGGGGGAGGGTTATGCCCTGTTCTTCGTCTACGTTTGCGCTGGTGTCCCAGAACTCACGGAGGTTGACGCCCCATTCGCGCCAGGCGACCCGGGCGAGTTGGCCGTCGACTGAGCCTCGACTAGCGTGGCCCCGGAGCGCACGAGGCCGATGATCTTTCCCAGGCGGTCGGCTCCGTTGACCATCAGCGACTTCTCGAAGCAGTCCACGATCTCAGCCCCCGTGGGCGAGCGGTCCTGCGTCTCGTCGTACGCGTCACGGTCGCCCGCCTTGTAGCGCTCCCACGCCTCGTCCGAGCCGAAGCCCTCCCACTCCCACTCCGGGATGGGCTCGACCGCGTAGACGTGAGGGTTGTCGAGATCCCTCACGCCCAGCGGGATCGCCGGGATCAGGACGGACAGGAGTCGGTATGACTCGTGTCCGTAGTCCTTGCTGGCAAGACGCCGGAAGTCGTCCGTCGTCAGGTAGTGCCGCAAGCGTGCGTGCTTCTGCGGCACGATGGGAATCGTCCGACCCCCGATTGTCACTGTCTCCATGATGACCTCTCTCCCTTGTCTAACCTGCCGGCGCGATCACGCCGGGCTGCTCGAAAACCCAGTATCCGTGCTCTTCTCCGGCCGTCTGGGTGTCGTCGCGCAGGACCGTGAACGTGATCGGGGCGTTCACCGGGTTGCCGGCGTCGAACTCGAACTCCGAGTCCTCGGCCGCCAGGACGCAGAGCGGCAGGACGAGTGCGACCGCTGCCGGCCGCGTCCTGGCCGACGGCGCGGGCTCGGTGACCAGCGGCGTTCCTGACGGACGGTACGAGATCAGGGCGATCCGCAACGTCTTGAACTCCTCGTAGATGCCGAACGGCACCTTCTTCAGAGCCGACTTGCCGGCCGATGCCGCGATGGTCTCGACCGCCTGCGCGTTCTCGACGATCACCATGTTGTCCGGGTCGATCTGCGCGATCTGCGCCGTGAACGACCGGGCGATGTTGCTGATCTGCTCGAACAGCACGCCACGCGACTGCTGGTACTCCAGGCCCTCCGTCTCCTTGGCGTGCGTGTAGGTCGGCGCATCGGCCGCGAGGCCGAAGTCCTTCCAACCCGTCAGGACCGGGTACTCACCCTCCGCGTCCGCGATGGGCGTGATGATCTCCCACAGATCGACCGGCGATGTCGCCACGTCTGCGGGGTCGGCGAACACCGTGCGGGCGGGGCCGGCAAGGGCTCCGCTCGCATCGAACGGCATCCGTCCGCCTGTTGCTGGCATATGTGCTGCTCCTTCCTAACTTCAGTCGGGCGAGACGCCTAGCTGGCGTCCCGCAACTTGATGCCGTCCACGGCGCTGAGGCGCTCGTGCTGATCGACCGTCAACTCGACGGCCTCCCCGTCGCGCTCCAGGACCGCGTCATCCACGCGCGCTCGCGTGCTCGTGGACTCCTCGTCCAGGACATACTTCTTGCGGGTCGTCCGACCGCCCTGACCCTCCTGGCCCTCGCCCATCGTCATGCCTCCTTCTGGTGTCCGACGGTTGCCGTGAAAGTTGCAACCCTTGCGATTGTTCCGTCAGCGTACTCAAACTCCGGCGGATCAAAGCTGACCTCATAGTCCTCTGACGCGAAGCTCACGCGCTGGTCCAGGGTCGGGTCTTTCCCCAGGGCATCACCGAGCCGGTCGGTCATGTCGTAGAGGACTTGGCTGGCGGTCCACGAGTCCACGGGATCAACCATGATGAGGAGATCGACCGTCCAGACGTTGACCGAAGTCTGTTGGAACTGGTACTGCTGGAAGTTGGCTTCATCCGTCCCCAGCTTCCGCTTGCGCTTGCGCTGAACCTCGGCCAAGACAAGCGGTAGCGCCTTCCTGATCTCCCGGGGCGCGTGCTCGTAGGTGTTGAGTTCGGGGACCACGGCTGCGGCCCAAGCCTCCATCGCCTTGGCAACTTCTTCAGTCGTCATGAAGACCACCTGGCCGCAATCTTGTTGCCAGTCTGCTCCATCTCATCCCGCGCCGCCGCATTGATCTCCGGCATCGAGTCCTGCACCCAGTCGGAGGTCGGCTTGAACCCGCGTACGCTCGGCAGGATCCAGAGTTGACCGAGGCTGTAGAACCTGAGCGCGGCGGGGCGCCGGGTCCCAAAGCGTCCGGAAGCCAGGCGCGTCCGGTTGCGCGCGCGGCGCGAGCGACCTCCGCTGCGGACCGGCTTTATGATCTTCTTCCGATGTCCGAAACGGGACACGGCAACATAGTCAAATCCCGAATCAGGATCGACCGCCTTCGCCGTGAGGATCACTTGATCACCGACCGTGACAGCCCTGATCCCACGGGCGAGCCGGTGGCTTCTGCGAGGGGCGTGCTCCTGCAGGATGAGTTCGGCGTCGGTTGCGACGTTGCGCGCGCTCTCCTCCTGGGATCGGTTGACCATGCGAGCGGCGGCGCGCGCGTTCCCTGCCTGGCGCTTGGCGCCCTTGACCTTCGCGTTGATCTTTCCCTTCTTGGGCTTAGGCATCGGCTTTCCTCAGTCGCAAGCGAACGCGCGGAGGCGCCACGTCCGGCTCAGCCGCGATGATCCGGTAGCGGGCGCCGGTGGCGGGAATGAAGATGTCAAGGTTGCGCTTCAGATCCGCGGTGAACTCTGGCGGCGCCTCGCCCTCATAGTTCTCATACTCGCCCTGATCGGCGTGCTCCTCGGTCGCGTCCCAGATCGCAACGGACATCTGCTTGACCGAAACGCCGTCCATGTCGCGCAGGTCGGCGTCGATGGGATACAGTTCCGAGAGTCGCATGACGGCGAAGTCCATTCCTACCAGGCGCCTGCCCGACATGATCTGCTCGCCGCGATCCACGATCTCATACACAACCTCGTTCGTGGCCGCTACACGATCTCCTAGCCCGAGCCCGGTTCTCGGCCCCGTTAGCCCGGAGGCGTGGCGGAGCATGGCAGGGGGCGCGTCCCTCGGCGCCGTCCCGGGATCGCCCGGACCGTCCGGTGGGGTGATGTTGCCGTAGAAGGCGAACTCCATCGGAGCGTCATCGATCTGGATGAGATTGTTCGCCAGCGCGACACGCCTGACGATGAAAAGCGAAGTTGCGTTCGCGCCGCCAATCCCCATCAGGCAGCCCTCCTCGCGCGGCGGCGCTCGGCAATGGCCTCGGGCGCCAGCTTGATGAAGTGCTCGCAGTACGGGTGATACGGCGGACGATCCTCCGGCTTCATCATCGGGAATTGCTTGGACCGTCCGGTCAAACTGTACTTCTTGCCGTGATGCGGATCGCAGTGCGGGTCCGGCTTGTACGGACCGGTATGGCCGATCTCCACGATGTCGAATCCGCGCTCCAAGATCAGGTTCTCGGCGCCGATGTTGACGGACTCCATCGTCGTCGTCTTGAGCGCCATCTTCGCGTAGGTCTCAAGACGCCAGCGCCGACCGCGCGAGTCGATGAAGGACGTGACGCCCTGATCCTGGAGGCGCTTGCGGAAGCGATCCACGTCACGCTGATCGACCGCGCCGGATTCCGTCAGCGTCAGAGCTGCGGCTCGCAGCCCCTCGCGCCGGAACACGTCATCGATGCGGCGACCGACGATGGTCATGCCGTCCTGCAGGCGACCGCCCAGGTTGTCGATCAGCAACTGCAGAGCCTCGCGATCCGGCTCGCTCAGGTTCTTGTTCGGGGCTCCGGACACCTCACGCCCCGCAAGGTAGCCCGACTTGATCAGCGCTGCGGCCTTCTTGTTGGTCAGGGTCCGCAGCTGGTCGAGCATTTGGGCCGCCTCGCGGGACGCGCGGCGTCGGCTCCTCAACTGGCCGAGGTTGCCCGAGGCGATCACTTGTCCAACGAGAGCCACGAGCCATGCCTCGGCCTTGGAGAAGTCTTTTACCAAAGCTTCGAGTTGACGATTGGTTCTACTGTTCATACCGCCCGCCCCGTCAGGCTGACGAACCCGCCAGCCAGGAGTTCCTGCTTGGCCTTGGGAGCGATCTTGGGCGCGCCGGACTCCTCGTGATCCGAGCCCTTGATCGTAGTTGACCCCTCGATGAAGAATGTCGGTCCCATGTGCAGACGGTACTCGGCCTGGAAGCATGTCGCGAGTTGCAGCTTCAGCAGCCTGTCAGCGGGCAGCTGAGTCGGATCCATCTTGAGCCCGTTGGCCAGAAGGCTAGCCGGTGGGACATAGTTGTCGATATCCAACTCTGCGCTCGTGAGTTCGGCTTCCAACGATGCGTCGTCGTAGCCGGTCACTAGGCGCGAGGCTTCTCGCAGGTTGTCTATCGTCGCGTATGTCGCCACCGGGTCACCTATCCTCGTCCGTTTGGACTTGCGCTAGTCGCGCTCGTCCGTCGGCACGTCGCCGGGGGTGCCGCCGCCGTCGTCCGCGCGCAGGCGGTGGCGCTTGTCCGCGACCGTGCCCGACTTGGACAGGTCGCGCGCCTCCAACTCGATGTCGAGGTCCTTCCCCGTCATCGCGTCGTAGTCGTCCGTGTCCGGGTTGTAGCCCTCATTGGCGGTGCCGCCGACGAAGCCACGCTCCCGCTGCTCGGCCGACAGACGCGCGGCGCGCTCCGACGGCATCTCCTTGCCGTGCAGCGCGTCCTCGGCCGTGCCGCTGAGGTCGGTCGCGTCCTCGCCCATCCCGTCCACCAGCGGACGGGCCGTGTCGGGGTCCTGACCCGAGTCGCCCATGGCCTGGTTGGCGACGGACGCCGTGGCGCCGGTCGCGGTCGTCAGGTTCCAGTCGGACGGGTCGATGCCGCTGGCCCGCTCGGCGGGGGTGGGCTCGCGCCCCTGGACCTCCGATGCCGGCCTCGTGTTGAGCCGTCCGGCCGTCAGCGTCGTCGCGTACGGCTGGTTGGCGTCGCCCAGGTCCTCCGGACGCTGCTCGCCCTCCTGCAGGCGCTGGCTCTGCTCGATGGCGTTGGGCATGCTCGTCTGCTCCCAGACGGGCCGCCCATCGTTGGGGTCACGCTGCGCGACGAGTTCGTTGAACTCGTCCGAGTCCTGCTCCGTCTTGCGGAACTCGGTCGTGACGCGGTTGCGGAACACTGCGATGCCCATGTTGTTCGCCTCCTCCCTATGCGGACTGCGCCGCGGTCATGACGCCGAGAGCCAGCGGCTCCATGACGTCACCGCCGTACAGGTGCAGGCCCTTGACGGCGTCCCCGAACCTGCGCTCCGGCCGGTACGCCTCGGTCTTGTTGATCTGGTCCGCGAACGTCATGCCCATCGCGTGGCCGTAGATGATCTTGTACTTGATGGGCGGTCCGGCGACGGTCGGCACGTTGTTGGAGACGAGCACGTTGAAGCCCGCCGCCCGGCCGATCACGCCGTTGAGCCTGACATCGTCGGTCGGCACGAAGCGCTGGTCCTTGCGGAGCAGCCCCTCGAACCAGGGCGGGACGATCACGAACCGGTTGTCGCGCGGCACGTTGCTCTGGTTGAGCTTGACCGAGGCGTCCACCAGGACGTTGTAGACGTTCAGCTCGTCATCGAACGTGCCGAGCGTCGGGACGATGGGCGTCGCGTCCAGGCCGAGCGAGTTGGCGACGGCCGCGCCGGCAGCCATCGTCGCGCCGACGTACTGGTCGGAGATGTCGGACAGCTTGTAGGCCGCGCGGCTCATCGCCGGATCCATGACGTCGGGGCGCGTCTGCGCCTTGTCGACGTCATCGACCTGGAAGTTGAACCCCTTGGCCTGGTCGATGATGAGGCTCCGACGGGAGTCCGTCAGCGTCTCCGGCACCGGCATGTCCGTGTTCTTCGTGTAGTTGAAGATCGTCGGGTCACCGATCTGGTTCACGTGAACCGTGTCGCCCGCCTCGTTGATCTCCCCCTCGTAGTCCCGGTTGATCACTCCGGGCTGGCCGTAGATCAGAGCCTTGTCCAAGTTCACCTGGACGCGCGCCGACCAGACCTGAGGGATGAAGTTGTTGACCGACATATTGTCGTATCATCCTTCCCTGTTGTCTGTTTTCATGATGCGGCGACCTCTTGGGAACGGAGCACGGCCTGGACCTCATCCCAACGCTCGTTGATCTGAGCGTTGTTCATTCCCTTGATGTCCTCGACGGTGAGCGTGCCGCCCTTGCCGTCGTTGTCGTCTCCTCCGTCACCGGGGATCGGTGCGCCCGATCCCTTGCGCTTCGACTTGAGCTTGGGGCGGTCCCTGAGGACCTGGCGGAGGGCAGTCTCCATGGACTGCTCGTCCTCCATGTCATCCTCGTCCAGGAAGCGGTGCGCATCCTCGGGGTACTCGAAGTTCAAGCGCTTGGCGACCTTGAGGATCGTCCCCTTGCGCTCGTTCTTGGTGCCCTCCATCTTGAGGGCTTCGACTTCGCCCTCAAGTTCCGTGATGCGCTCCTGGCGCTCGTCGGCCAGGTCCTGCCACTTCTGCTGATCGGCCAGTTCCTTCTCGCGCTGCTCGCGGGTTGTCCGCTCGCGCTGCTTCTCGCGCTTCTTGGCCTCGCGCGCCTCGCGGCGCAGCCTCTGGACTTCGGATCGCGGCATGCGGACGAACTCGTCCGCGTCGTCGTCATCGTCGCCCGACTTGCCGTCCTTCTTCTTGCCCTTCTTGCTCTTGTCGTCGTCGTCGTCGGCATCGTCGTCGTCGTCGTCGTCATCTTCGTCGTCGTCGTCGTCGTCGTCGCCTGTCTTGGCGCCGGACTTGGACTTGCCGCTTCCGTCCTTGCCCGCGTCGTCGTCATCGCCCTCAGGCGAGCCGCCCGCGATCTGCGGGATGACCCCCTGTGCACGCAGCTGCCGAAGCATCTCGGGGCTCAGCCCCTGAGCGTCGGCGGCTGTCATGATGCGGTGAAAACGCTTCCTCATGATGTTTCCCTCCACTGCGTCGGTTATGTTGCCACCCACCGTTAGGGGTGGACGCCTGCTAGGCGAGAGGGACATCTGCACCGCCCTCGTCGGTGACGGGCTGGTCGTCGTTGCGGATGGGCTTGCCATCCTCGTCCAGCCCGAATCCTGCTCTGTTGGCGAAGATCCGCTTGACCTCCAGAACCTTGCGCTCTGGCGACCAGTCCGGATGCATCTCGTCAACAGCTGTCTCGATGGACTCTAGCTCTGCGGTAATCAGCGTCTGATGACGCGTCGCCATGTCGCCGGGGTCCTCTGGCATGACGGTGGATCGGATGATCGTGGGAACCCCAACGGGATCCTTCCACGCTCGCCCAAATCCGCCCTTGCCCTCCTCCAAGTTGTCGACCTGTTGCATCAGGGCAACGACCTTGGGTAGAAGTTCGTCCCACTCGCGCGCCTTGCCGTGCGCTGCGAGCGTCGTCGGTATCAGCGCGGCCTTGCGCGAGGAACCGGATTGGGCCCAGCCGTCGCTGGAGTCCATGCTCGTGAACTGACTCACCAAGCCGACGCGCGTCAGAGCGATGCGCTCGATGTCCGCTTTGCGCTTGATGGATGAATCGGCATCGTAGTTGTACTCCAGAATCTTGAACGGACCCGTCTCCTGCTCCATCTCATCGATGCCCTCATCGACCCAGAAGATTTCCTCTGCGATGTCAGCGTCGCCCGCCTGATTCTGGTACTTGCGCGGCATGACAGCGCGCTTCTTGCCGGCCAGCTTGTAGTTTTCGCCATCGACGCTGTGTGCTTCGTTCAGATCGAACAGCAAATCCTCGATACCGTCGTAGTCGGACTTGCCGATCTTGCGAGAACGTGGCACGTTGTTGACGAGACGACCGGCGAGCATGGGAAGTCCGTGGTCCCACTCCTCCTCTAGCCCCCTCGTGTACGGATGCGACGTGAGTTCCTGCTCCTCGCCCAACTTCTGCAGCAGCATGACGTCGCGTTCAGGGCTCTCCTCGCGCCCGTTCTTGATCATTTGGCCCGTGAGCGCGCTCGCCTTGTAGATCGAGTTGACCGCGCGCTCCTTTTCATGATACTGAACGTATCGCCAGACGAAATCGGCATCGCGCTCGACCTCGTACACGAAAGCAACCGCCGTCGCGATGCGTCCGCGCCAGTACGGGTACACCGTCGTGCGCGAATGCCACTCGACCAGAGGATAGTCACCCTGTTCAGGGTCGGTGTAGAGCCGCCACCAGACTTCGCCCTCTGACGAGAAGATGCGGACACCCTGATGAACCTCTGTAGACAGGTCGTTCGCCTCGATCATGTTGGCCATGAGCTGCGAATCGTCCAGATCCTTGGTCTTGACGGCCGGATCCTCGCCGTACAAGAAGTCAGCGAAGGCGTTGCTGATCTTGTTTGACAGCGGATCGTGCTTGTACGGCCTGTCAGCCCTCCAACCGCCGGGGTGGATGCCCCTGAGAAAGTCACGATCATTCTCGCGGAAGGCAATCCACTTGGCAAGCTTGGACGTGAGCGGGTTCTGCGCCCAAGCGAAATGCTGGCTCGGGTTCTCCAATTGCGGCTTTAGCAACTCAATACTCATGATCGCACCGCCTCGCGCTCCTCGGCTGCACTGTCGTACGCCTTCGTCAGTGGCGTAACCAACGCCAAACCGGCATCGGGGCCGTGATCGTCAATCTTCACCAGGTCCTCGGTGTCCTCACCCTTGAACTGAAGCTCGTAGAGCTGCCTGATATAGGTCTCAAGCGTGGGCGAGATGGCCATGTAGCCCAGCTTGTCGGGTGTCGCCGCCAGGCGAAGCATGCGGCGCTGGTGGAGGATCGCAGCGCGCTTGTACTTCGCGAAGCTGATCGGGCTGGGTCGGCCGTACTGCTCGCCGCGCTCGCGCCGGAATGTGCGCCAGGCGAGCCGCGCCGACTCGGGCTTGCTGGCATCGTAGCGCATGCGGTCCATGAGCCAACCGATCCCGTCGCACTTCTCCATCACCTTGTACGCCTCAACGTCCGGCTCGCCATGCTCGAATGTGTGCTCGGCGCAGAGGTACATTCCCTTGCGCTCCAGCGGCCAGCCGACCAGGAAGTGCGCAGCCTCTCCGAAGTCGGCGCCGGTCTTGAGGTAGCCGCCAACAGGCTCGGGCATCTCGCCGCGCTTGCGTAGCTCGTCCAGACGGGCGCCGCGCTCGATGGCCGCGTCGATGTGCTTGTGATCGAAGGCCCAGGGGCCGGGCGGACGTGCCGTCCAGTCGCCAAACTCCAGCTGCGCGCGGGTGTGGTCGTCAAGCATCGAGAGCGAGCGCTTGTATGATACGGCGTCAAGGTGCGGGTTGTCGGACAAACCGGCGGGGATGAACATGCGGTCGGGGTGGTCGGACTCAACCAGCCGACGCCGGACCCATTGGTGGCCGCGACCGCCAGGGTTGCTCGCGCCGCGCATGCGGAGCGGGACCTTGGCGAGTGGATGGTCATCCTCGATCCCGGACGGCCGCCGTAGACGCGACATGAGGTACGTATACTGGAACTCGGTGAACTGGGTCAACTCATCGACCCCGACGTACTGGTACTCGGCCGACTGGTAGTTGAAGACGTCATCGTCCGACTTGAGGAAGCCGAACTCCAGCTTGGCGCCTGACGGAAACGTGAACTCATGATTGTTCTCGTTCCAGACGGCATCCGAATCGTTCAACCATGACTTCGTACGCGACATGATCGCGCCGGGGCGTCGCAGATCCTGGAATGAGCGCCGCAGGATCAGGGCCGCGTAGTCGGGCACATCGACGTATTGCAGACCGCCCATTATCAGCCAGTCCGACTTGCCGCCGCCAGCCTGGCCGCCGAACAGGAGTTCCAGAATCCAGTCCGGAAGCATCGCCGCGTGCTGCTTGGCGGTCGGACCATGCGGGCAGTAGCCCATCGGCATGCGGATGTCCAATGGACCGCGATCCCCCGGACTCCACCACCACTTCTTCATGGCTAGTCGTCGCCACCAGACTCGCGCTCGTTGTGCTTGGCGATGGCGTCCCGCAAGATGCCCGACTTGATGTGGTGCTTACGGGACTCGCAGGAACTGACGATGTCCTCGCGCTCCACCCCGTCGTCGCCGTCCCATGCGAGCACGCCGATCACCATGACGGTGTCGAGCCGCACGTTCGACTGACCGCGCTCCTCTGCGACAGCGTAGCACTGTCGCATGAGGTCCTCGGCCAGGGTCTGGAAGCGCGCCACATCGGCACGTACCAGATCCTCGTTGACGGGTTGGGAATCCATGATTAGCGGCTGCGCGGAGCCGAGCCTCTCCGCCGCTTGCCGCTCGCAGACGGCTTGAGCCCGGTTGCCCGGCTTCCGCCACTCGGATTGGCGAGCTTGGTCATGTCAGTCGTGGGCCGGGTAGCGGCGGCCGTGCCAGAGCCAAAAGATGCAGGGCTGGTTGTCGTGCCAGCGTCCATGGCGGTCGAGGCGGCCCTTGATGATCCGCAGGCCTGCGCGCTCGGTCCCGATGGTCATGCTTGCGGATTGTCGCGGACGGGGCGCCCGGTGGCCGGTCGTGACCCCATCGCGGCCTCGGGCGTCGGCGTCGCGTTGGCCGCCTCAAAATTGAGGCGCTGCTTGACCTGCTCGGGCGTGAGCGCGAGGACCTGGCCGCCGCCGTTGACGTACAGGTGGCGCTCCTCAGCCCCGGCGCCGGTGTCGGTGGCCGGCCTGTCGTTCGCGTCCTGGCTGAGCCAGACGCGGCCACCGGTGCTTCCGATGATCTTCCTGAGTCCCATCAGTTCACGGACCTTCCACTTGTGTTGTAGGGCCGGATCGGTCCGGTGTTGATACGTAGGTCCCGGACGGCGGGCAAGAAGATGATACCTCTGAGGTCGGGATCGGGGTGGACCGGGCACGGCTCGCGCGTACCAATGCCTTCGCGCAGGGTCCGAGGGGTGATCTGCGGGCAGTTGCAAACCGCCATCAGTTCAACTCTCCGTTCCCGGCTGGCGGTTTGGTATGGCCGTTCGTGCTGGTGTTCGCGGGGTCGGCGTGGGCGGGCGCGGCGCTGGCGAGGATGTCCCTGATCTCGGCCTGGCGCTCGGCGTCGAATGGGACCAGCTGCGGGTCGGCGCTGGCGGACGGGCCGGCAATGATGTTCGTCTGCTTCGGCTTGCCGTACACGCGGTCCATGAGGCGTTCGACCGCCTTCTGCTGCGCCTCGATGTCCTTGTGCTGACTGATCACCACGTCGCCGTCCTTGCTGACGCCGTACAGCACGGCGCCATTGGAGGTCGGGTCTTGGATGGCGACTGGGTGGACCAACTCGGGGTCGATCTCATCGGGAACCATCTCGACGTGGATACCGATGGCCTCCAGGTACGGCTTGAGGAACAGGATCGGGTTGCTCTCGATCACCTGTCGCATGAGCTCATGGGGCTTCGGCTGTTGCTGCTGACGGATCAGGCGGGCGCGGCGGGCGCCCTCGGCTGCCTTCGCCTTGTTCTCCTCGGCCTTGGGTCCGTGGACCATGCAATAGCCGTCGTTGTCCGCGAGGGCGAAGCTGCGGCACTTGCGACCCTGGAGCGTCTTGCCCCGGCACTTGATCTGCTCCTCGGAGTTCTTGCGGGACCGCTCGGCATTGCGCTCGCGGTTCTCGCGGCTGTGACGCGCCTTCTTCTGCGCGCGTGTCTCCTTCACCTTGGGATCGCGGGGCTGCTCGGGCTCGGGCTCTGGCAGTGGACCAGCCCGACGCCGGATGCGGCGGGCGGTCGGGTCGTTGGCGCGCTTGCTTGGCATGAGGAGGGGTTGGCTAGATCCGGCCGCGTCGGCCGAGGCTGGCGAGCAGGCCGACGATCACGATGACCCCGACGATGATGATGAGCCAGGACTCGGTGGAGAGCGCGGCAATCATGTCCTAGGCTCCTTGACTCGATTTTTCATGCCCAAGCGAAACACCTGAAATCGGACACGTGGGTGCCGGCGCCACCGGGGTGCAGCCGTTCATCGGGTGCCACCCCCTGACATTCCGGCCCAGCTCGCAGCACGACATCACAGCAGGGAAGGCTACCCTGCATCAGTGGCCCGCGATGGCGAGTAGGCATGCTCAGGGGCATGCTCTTCGGGATGACTGTCTGGGTGAAGTTACCCGGGTGCGCGCGCGTACGCGACAAGCGCGCGCGTAGGCGCGATGACGCTGGCCACGCATGCGCGCCGCTTTCATGCCCTCGTTCATGCCCACTTCCATAGCAACCCATAGCACCCCACTCGCGCCCAACCTCCTCACGCTCAACCCCTCCAAGCCGCACTCGCCCAGGCCCCTTGCTCGCATCCACGGATATGGGAATCCGCCCCAAATCCACCCCTGCCTCTCATATATCCGTCTAGACGCAGCACCCGCCCCCTATCGCTCGCAGGCGAGATGGCCGATACTCCGCCTAGCGGGGACGCGGAGGGATCGGCCCTCCGGACCCGCCGAACCGCAAGGAGCCTACCATGGCCCGCTCTACCCGCCCCGCCCCGAAGGACCCCGCCGCCAAGAAGGCGACGACCCCCAAGAAGGCGACCCCCGTCCGCCCCCGCCCCGCCGTCGTTGCGGCCGCCGCGACCATCGCCCCCGCCCAGGACGGCCGCCGCTCGATCAACGCGGAGACGCTGGAGATCGCGCTGCGGATCCGCGAGGGAGGCGGACCCTGGTCCGCCGTCATCGCCGCGACCGGGTTCAACGGGGCGATCCTCCGGCCCCACCTGGCCAAGGTCCTCAGGGACCGCATCGGCCGCCCGCCCGTCCAGAAGGGCGACCGGACCGACTCCCCGTACGCGGTCGTCCAGGAGGTCACCGCGACCCCCGCGAGCATCGCGGCGGCCCGCCAGCGCGGGATGGCCTGGTACTCGATCGCCAACGCGCTCGGGATCGCGGAGGCCAAGGTCCGCCAGCT